CTCTGATGTTCCTGGCTGGGAATCGGACTACCAAGAGCGCTACGCAAAAAGCAAGCGCTCCCGGCGTTATCGGGCAGACTTTGCCCACATTTCATCGCAAAGCATCATTGAGATTCAAGGCGGCACATATATGCGTGGCCGCCACGTCACTGGATCAGGCTATGAACGCGATGCAAGAAAATACAACCTTGCCACCATGTGTGGCTGGAAAGTGTATTTGCTCACATCTGCCACGGCCAAAGATTCCAATTGGGTCGCGATGCTTGGCGAGGCCTGCTGGAGAGACCAGAGCCTGATTGGTGATCAGCATTTGCCACCACTTCGTTAAGGAGCTGCTCTGCGGCTCTTAAATCACTGTCTTGGACAGCCATAGCATGACGCAATTGCATGTTCTCTTTTACGAGGCTGCCAATTGCCCCTTGCATATTGCTCCAGCCCATCAGGAGGTTAGTGGCCACTTCGTTAAGGAGCTGCTCTGCGGCCCTTAAATCACTGTCTTGGACAGCCATAGCATGACGCAATTGCATGTTCTCTTTTACGAGGCTGCCAATTGCCCCTTGCATATTGCTCCAGCCCATCAGGAGGTTAGTGGCCACTTCCTTAAGCCTGACCGGATCGTCGCACTCTTCAATGGCCTTCTTATTTACGGCCAAAGAAAAGTCGCGCTCTAGACTGCGCTCAAACGGACCCATGGTGGCAAGACATTTCCTCCCATCGTAATCAAGAATCACAGGCAAGCTGTATTGCATGGTTTTTTCCTTTTTATCTAGCGTAACCCTGCTCGATGCCAGAAAGACATTTTGCAGGGCCGTGGAATCTGGCGAAACCTCCGAACTGTTTCTTAGGGTTTTGCCCCCTGAGCGATTCAAACAATCTCTTCGGTCTTCATCTGCCCATGTTTTTGCTATCGGAGAACGAGTGGTCCTACTCTCGTTTACGGCCGCCGGGTGGATCTATTCAGGTTTTCACGGCACCATTGTCTCCCTTCAGTCTGAGCTTGACTCTCGGGGACGCAAGGTACAGAAAGCTCAAGTGGAATGGGATGCCGGCTTGCGGCATCCTGCCCGCATTAGTGTCCATGCAGTATCCCGCCTCCGCCTCGTTCAATGACTGACTCCATCACCAAACGCGATTTGTTCGCCGCCGTTTCCCTTCTGGCATTGCTGCCGGAATTTATGAACAGCAATGAACAGATGACGCCTGAGTCTTTCGCCCAATTCCTCGTTACTGCATGGCGCACATCTGATGCCATGCTTGCCGCTCATGATCTCGCTTCCAATTCGTCCGATGCCTGATTTCTCCATCCATGATCCCCTCGGTGATGGTATTAGTAGCGTCCGGTTGCTTGACTGGATGGGAAGTTCAATGGACATTGTTTGCGATGCACGACAAAGCTTTGATCTTGAAAGTCCAGACTTTGGACCCAAAGAGCAAAAACTGCTCAATTACTTGGTCGCCCATCGTCACACCAGCCCCTTCCGGGGTGTTGTCTTTAAGTGGCAAGTAAAGGCTCCGCTGTTTGTTGCAAGACAATGGTGGAAGCATGTGATTGGTGGCACGTATGCCAATGATCAACTGGGCTGGAATGAGAAGAGCTTTCGTTATTGCGCTGCTGATCAGGAGGAATTTTATTTTCCAAATGAATTTAGAAAGCAGAGCGCCAGCAACAAGCAAGCCTCTGATGGCGTGCTTGATGCAGGCAGCGCCAAGTTGGCGCGTCTTAAATATGCTGAAGCGTTGCAGGCAGTACACGAGGCCTACTCAACGCTGTTGGCAGTGGGCGTAAGCAAAGAGCAGGCCCGTGGCATTCTTCCCGTTTGCCACTACACATCGTTTGTTTGGACCTGCAGCCTTCAGGCTCTCTTGCATTTCTTGAGTTTGCGTCAGCCCGCTGATGCGCAATGGGAAATACGAGCCTACGCCGACCGTATGGCTGAGCTTGCGGAGCCTATAGTTGCTGAATCTTTTGAGGCCTTCAAGGCACATGGTCATTCCTTCTAAGCCCATCATCATGAACGATCCCATCAATCCCAACCATTACAAAGATGGTGCCGTGGAATGCATTGAAGCCCTGGAGGCATGCAGCTCCCATGAAGGCTTCTGCGCCCACCTCAAGCTCACTGCCATCGCCTACCTCTGGCGTTACGAAAAGAAAAATGGCCGGGAAGACTTGGAAAAGGCGCGGTGGTACTTGGATCGCCTGATCAGCACCATTGATGCCAATGAAGCCTTCCCTCCTTTGGGGCTGCCTCCAGATGGCATTGGGATGGACTGCGAAGATGGTTTCTGTCCTATGCCCGGCATTCGCTACGACGTGCCCATCTCGGCTCCTGGCGGCGAAGATCGGATTATGTTCTCCCCCGTGGGCTAGGCCGCTGCCCATTGTTTTGCATAGTCAAAAGGGGGCCACGAAGGCCCCCTTTCTTGTGGTCGCTGCACTGGCACTTGCTGCACCACTCGACGGCTTTCCAGGATGCTCCAGTATTCAGCGGAATTAGTGTGGGCATCGATGAAACTGTTGACGTAAATCCAAGTCATCAAGATTTCTTCACGCTGCTCAGACCACCAATCCTTGGGCCGCCACCATTCAAACAGCGGTAAATTGCTCTTGTCGAGGTTGCAATGAGTGCAGGCTGGAGCCAGGTTCCACCTAGCAAAATGCGGACCTTCCTTGCTTTTCGGAACAATGTGGTCGAGCGTGAGTTTGTCATGCCAGCGTCCGCAGAATGCACAAGCTGGCTGCCCTAGCGGGCCTCTCAATGGATAGTCGGTGAAGATGGACTTTCTAAAACGTCGCGTTGCATCGGATGAGCGTAATTCAATGAGGTCGCGAATGTAATCATTCGGCTCATACGCCACAAACATGACGCTCTTCTTCAATTGGTTTGTCCCAATCTATCGCCGAAACAAGCCCAGCGAAGCAAGCTTATAATTAAAGAATATCGGCTACAAATGCAGGCTATGAAAGAAGGGCTGGCGAACTTTGTAGCCACCATTACTGCTGGGATGCTGCTTTCCACAGGTGGCATGTTGGTTGCAGTGGGCAATCAACAAGTGAAAGTGGCCACACAGATTGAAAGCATCACCGAGAAATTAAACACGCTTACGGAAAACTTGGGCGCCCTTGAAGCTCGGGTGCGCAACCTGGAAGTGCGTCGCTAATCTGTAATAAACCGCATTTGGGTTTATGACTGGCGTTGAATGGTTCGTAATTGGTGGCATCATCATTGGTGCTGCCGATCAAATCCTTGATCGCTCTCCTTGGAAGAGCAACAACGTGCTTCAGCTTCTGATGGAAGGCCTGAAGACCATCTTCCGTGTGAACAAGTGACAGACATTCCCAATACATGGGAGGGAGTGAGCTCCTATGCCAAAAGCATAGGAGCAAAATATCCTGACCTTGTAGCTGCTCAGTGGGCGCTTGAGAGTGGTTTTGGAAAGCATTTTTCAGGGCAAAACAATGCATTTGGCCTGAAGGGAGGTGGCTCCACAAGGGAAACAAAAGAGTTTTATGACGGTCGTTGGGTGACCATTAAAGCTGGTTTTATTGATTTCCCTACGCTTGCAGCATGCATTGAATACCTAGTCAGTCGTTGGTACAAGGATTACGGCAGATTTCATGGCGTCAACAGGGCTCGCAATCGCTATGAAGCTGCTCGCATGCTTAAAGAGCAGGCGTATGCCACAGATCCCGAGTATCCTTCAAAATTGTCGCGGCTCATGAAACAATATGCGCCGGAAACAACAGTCATTTCTGCCATGATCGGACCCAAGAAAAAGCCTCAACAATTTGGCTTCAAAAAAGGCGACCACCACATTGTTGTTAACGATGCGGTGGAAACAGCAAAGTGCTTCGATTTTGAAGGCCGGCAACTATGGGAATTGCCTGCATTGGCTCGTGGTCAAGGCAGCGACTATGAATGGAAGCTGCGCAACACTGACACACCCCCTGGGCTCTACAAGGTGGGCACTGTCTACCGCGATTACGAACTGAATGGCGATAAGCCTGCGTTTGATCGCACACTCATGGCCTATGGCTGGTACAGCCTTGACATGATCGATCTAGAAGGACAGGAGAGCGGTGTAGGACGCGCTGGAATCATGCTTCACGGCGGTGGTAGTGCCAATGGGTGGCCGGGCGCTTGGGCGCCCGTGCAGAAGCTTTACGCCACTCATGGTTGCGTGCGCATGCACAATGCCCACCTCCGGGATTTCGTTATGCCCCTGTTGAAAACTGGCTCCATCTTCATCAGCGTTTACCAAGAAGGATGAACAGACAGGCCTGGTTTAATGCAATGTGCTACGAACTGGGCCTCTGGGCAGCCCGGCAATGGCCATCACTCAGCTTCAATCCATGGTTCAAGCTAATGATGGCTCATTGTCGTCCAGACTGGATTGAATGGAAAACTAAAATTGTTTTAGAAAAAGTAGATGAGCAAGCCAAAGAGCTTATTGCCACATGGGAAAAAGAACATCGAGCTGACACTGCCAGTAAGCTTGCAGCCAAAGCTCAGGAGTTGTTCCCCAAAGCCCAGATCACGCCTCTGCCCAATGCAGTTGTGCCGTCAGTAATGATTGAACACAAGGCGCCAGATAATGCAAGCGATGCAGTAAAAGCATTGGGTGGTGAAATGCGTATCACTTGGACGCTTGACGGCGAACCCCCGCAAGTTTTGCCAAAATAGAATAATTGCAGAGGCAATGAGGCAATGGGCCTAGAACTAATTGGCAGCTTTCTTATTGCATCGGGGCTTGCTCTTGCGGCAAAGGGCTTTTGTTATCACTCTCTAGCTCCTCGTCGGCAATGTTCTGAATGCGCTGAACGCGCTGTCGCTCCGCTTCCAGTCCAGCCCAAATGAGATTGTGGATGGTCATATAACCACAGTCCATCCCATCTGCATAGGCATCTAGATCAAAGCCAAACGTGTTGTAAAGAACAAAGCGATACGTTCCTTTGTCCTTCACATCGCCTTGATAAATGCGACGACAGATGCAACGGAATGCCTTGAGCTTGTCCTCATAAGACAAGTTTTCCCACCATTCGGCATCTTCTCTCACAGTCTGTTCCCTGTGAGCATTGAAGGCGTACTGAAGCTCTTTGAATTCAGGACTGTTGAGCCAGTCCCGGTGGCGATGGGCAGATGAAGCAGAGTTGCCAGTTCCTTCCATTTATTCAGCTCTTGCTGGTGATAGTCAATCCACGTCATTATCGCGTCACATAGCCCTTCCTGAGCCTTTTCTGCTCCACCATCATTAATGAGCTCTTGCAGGCAGTCGCTCAAGCCGTCAGTTTGCTGCTCATACCACACCTCATCAATTGGCTTCATCGATGGATCATGCGAAACAAGCCATCAGCATAGAAGCCCAATACGGCCCAGCCCACCACCATCGAGATGATGCCAGCATTGCGATTGTGCCGCCTGATGGCGGCATCAATCATCTCCTGTACTTGCTGCTGGGTGATCGTTTCCATGTGTGCAGCATAGAGCCGTTGTCAAACGTCACTAGCCGCGTAAGACTATTGTCAGCGCTTGGCCATGAGCTTGGCTGCGCTCACGGTCCCAAACGGCTAGTGTTGAATTGTTCGACGCTTAAACAAACTGAGGCCAAGGTGTGGCCACATCAGGATTCACAGAATCAGATTGTTCGCCTGTTAAAGGATTAACGGAGTAAATATATTGGCTACCAAAAAGAAGCTCACGTAATTCTTCAACGCTGGTAGTGGCCAGAATTTCTGCTTCTCGCGCATTTGAAGCTGTGCGCACTGCTTGGCGATAGGCAAGCACGTCCTCGGGAATTGCAATGCCTGTTTCCGTTTTGCGAACTATGTACCAGTCAGTTGGAAGCAACAAAGATCCAGCGATGACTTTTTGCTCTTTAATCCATCTTGTCTTCAATCCATAAGACACTCGTTGCATTCCATTTTCGTCTATATCAGGATTGCCCTCTTCATCAATAACAAGCTCATCATTTAATTGCATTGGAATGAGAGCGCCATCTTGATCGTATCCCCAATAGAAGCGCTGATCCCAAACGGGTGGTTCTGGCTGCTCAGAAATTCCGATAGCTGCACGATCTTCGGGGCTCGAAAGTCTTAGCCAATTCGCTGGATACATCACACCATCATGCGAAAATGGCACATCCAATGAAAGGTTTCTGTCGGCAAGGATAAACATGGATTTCCTGTGGCTAAAATCAGTGGTTACCTAAAATCACTGATCAGTCTAGCTGAAACGCGAGTGGAACTTTCTACATAATAAGCTAGTAAATCAGTTGCTCCTGATGTGCTGGTCATTGTCGGAGCTGCTCCGCCAGGAAATTTCCACCCACTAAAGCTAATGGTTCGCCCACCTGTTCCATCTTGCGAAATAGCAATAATACCGGATTGACCCTCTGTAGCGCCCGATGGAACAATTAATGTTGTCGTGCCAGAGAGCGTGAGTTTAAAATTATTGCCTGCATTGAAATCTGGTGTAATTGATGTCCCGGTAAGTGTAACAATCGCACCTCTTTGCGCTTTTGCAAATGATTGATTTTGATTAGTGTGTACAACTGTTCCACTAAGCGCGATTGTCCTGTCTGCACTTAAGTCGCCACCACCAGTTAAACCGCTGCCAGCAGTAATTGTTCTTGCGGTTCCAATCGTCTCTGATATTTTTGCAAGACGATTGCCTCCCACTGTTGTGCCATCGTGTGCGCGTAGCGTACCGTTAGTCGTGTCAAATGTGACCTCACCAACGACGCCCGTAAAGCTGTTGTGCTCAGTGGCTGTGCCACGTCGTAATTGAACTTGTTTTGCCATGTCAGTTGGTTAAATAACTCAAGCTATTGCCCCAGCTCTCAGAACTGGCAATGGTACCATCAGTGACTAAACCATAGTCTACAGAACCAATATCAAGTCCAAAGTCAACAATATAAGGATCAAAAGAACTCCCACCAGCAGAGGAAACCGTCAGCCAACCTGTTCCGTCCCATATTTTTAAGGCATTGCTATTTGCCGTGTCCACCCAACCTTCGCCAATCGACACACCACTGCTTCCAACAAAATATGTATTGGGAGCATTGGCGCCAACGTGGGTGGGACCAATTTTTCTTACGTCGCCATTGCTATCTTTTAAAAAAATACCAAAACTACTTTGATGAAGAACAACAGCGGGCTCGCCCAAAGCAAGCCCGCTAGCGACGGGTCGCTTATCCAGTAATGTTGTACGTTTGAACTGGATAGTGTTAGTCATTATCAATAAGTGCCACCATCAACAACAATCCCGCTCAGGGTGACATTGGCAAGCACGCGACTACTATCAATTACTTGAGTGCCGCCAATCGACAGGCCGCCAGTAGTGATATTAATGTTTTGATTGAAAGTCCAGGAATCAGTGGCATCTAGCCATTGAATGGTCTTGTCAGTGGTGCCCTTAAGTGTGATACCACCACCATCGGCCGTTGCATCAGAGGGTGACGCAGTGGAGCCCAGCTCTAGGTTTTTGTCGTCAACAGTGACCGTGGTGCTGTTAATCGTGGACAGCGTGCCATTGACAGTCAGGTCGCCACCAACAGTCAGTCCTGATGTAATGGTGACGTTATCCGGTAGGCCAATAGTGACCGTGCCCCCAGCATTGGTGACCGTGGTTTCGTTGGCAACGGCAGCGAAAGTGATAGTACCGTTGTTGGCAATGGAAGTGGACGTGGTGCCATCACTCACGTTCACATTGGTGCTCACAGAGCCGCCCAGGGCCACTGCAGAGCCATTGACAGTGATAGAGCTATTGCTCAGCGAGCTGTTGGGCACCCCCGACAGCGAAATGACGCCAGTGCTGTTGTTGTATTGCAGGCCCGTGGCGCTGCTGCCAGACAGCGCAGCTCGTGCCCTCGCATCGGTGTAGTACTGGTTGGCGCCTTCGCCAATGTTGGTGGTGGTAAATGTGGCGCTACCACCCAGAGAAATGCTTGTGCCGTTGATGGTGACAGCACTATTTGTCAGGCTTGCGTTGGGTACGCCAGACAACAGCATCACGCCAGTGGAACTGTTGTAGTTCAGTCCAGTGGAGGCATCGCCAGATAGCGCTGTGCGGGCCCGAGCGTTGGTGAAGAACAGCGAGCCGCTTTCAGTGAGCTGGCTGGTGTTCAGCGAAACCGTGGCGCCAGTGAGAACAACGGCACCTGTAAAAGTTTTGTTGCCCGTAATGGTTTGGGCGGTGTCAAGCGTCAGATAGGCGCCTTCGCCGCCAATGCTGATAACAGACGTGGCACTACCACTACCATCATCGCCATAGCCGTAATAAAGCTTCTTGTCGCCTGTATTTTCGTTAAACGCAAGTTCGCCGCTCTTCAACGACGCTGGTGCGCCCGCAGAGCCCGTCGAAGCCCTGCGTTTAATCTTGATGGTTACCGTGCTCATTAGAACGCCCCTCCGGTGATAGTGAGATTCTGGGAAAGTTCATTGGTGGGCACGAAAGCCGCGCCGCCCCATTGAAGAAGAGTGCCAGTATCCCCTGATGTCAGGGCGCCAATCGCAGTAGTGTCAAAATAATTTGCACCAGTGAATGACGGGCCTTGCGGCCCTAAGGCCGCAATTTCAACAGTCGCTGTGGGCTGTTTTTGTACCACAACAGTGGTATTAGTTTTTGAGACAACAATGCGGGAAGCAGATGCAGGAGCAACTGTTAATTGCATGCGTGCCATACATCATCTCCCCGTAAGGCCAGTGTCAATAAAAGCCGCCCCCTCAAGGAGGTAGAACTTTGTATTGTTAGGCTCTGTCACTAATACATCGTACTGAGCCTCTCCACTCATTGTGCGTGTTGTATTAGCTGGAATAGAAAGCGTAAATTGTCCGCTTGCTTGTACGGTCCAAGTATTAGTGAACGATGCAAGAAGTGTTTGGCCGTAGCGATCATATATAGTACCGCTCACTGTATAGCCATTCATATTGACAGACGCGCCAGCACTGTCTTTAAAATGAAGAGGCAGTTGGAAAGTGGCCCCTTGTTGAATAGTGATGTCGTATTTGCCTGGTTCGATCACGGCACCACAGCGTTTTCTTAATGATAGTTAGCCTTTGCCTTGCCCACGAGAAAGTTTTCTCCCATGGGAAGGCTTGCTATTTTTGCCATTGCCTTGGCGCGTGAGCTTTGGCTTTGGCGCTAGGCGGATAGTGCCTGTAAGAGTCTTTTTAGGTTTAGCCATTGATAAGCAATGCTGATTTGACAGTCGCTATGACAGGACTACAGTTCCAATACTTAAAAACAAGCAATGCCCAGTCTAATTAAAGCTTGGGAACAATTCAAATCGGAGCGCTCTATTTCCCTGTACGCGACAAGCCTCGAAAGCGACTACAAACAGGCTAGTAGGTGGCTATCAAGATGCCCGATACAGGATTTGGCCCAGGGCCGACAAGTCATGGCATGGGTCTTGGGACAGCAGCCCGTTAAGTCTTCCCGGCGAATAGCAATGTATGTAAAAAGCCTGTATAGGTGGGCTGCCAGTGAAGATATTGCGCTTTTAGATCGCAATCCTATTCTGACATTCAAAATGCCCAAGGCGCCACAAAAAGACGAGGACATTATTGTCATTCCACGGACAGAAACAGCAATTGTTTTGATTGCACTAGAAGGTCGTCGTGGAGAGCGGCGCTCTGATTGGTCTGCATATTCTGAATTCATGCTGCAAACTGGCATGCGCACAGGGGAAGTGAGGGCTTTGAAGTGGATTGATGTGAAAGAGAATCGAGTTTTGGTTCATGCAAACTATACACTTACTCACGGCTACAAGAATTCAACCAAAACAAACAAAAAGAGATCGGTGCCACTTAATGTCAGATGTCAAGAGCTTTTGCAGTCAATGCAGAACTGCTCAGAATATATCTTTCCATACAATCGCTATGCCTATCAAAGCTGGTTTTATGACCGCATGAAAGAAGCGCATGGAGCTGGACTAATTTCCTATCGTTATCGTCCTTACGATTTGCGTCATACTGCTATCACGCGATGGATTGAAGATGGTATTCCCGTGGCGCAGGTGGCGGCATGGGCTGGAAATACAGCAGAAATGATTTGGAATCACTACTGTGGCATCACGGAAGAATCGGAAATGCCTGTGATATGAAAGGAGGGGCTTGAAGCCCCTCCGTAGTCTTGTTCACTACTGGGGCGGGTCGTTGTAACCAACCTGGCAAGCGATCACACATAGACACAGGAAGGCAAACGGTATCCATAGAAGTATT